GCTAAATATTTTCCATCAAGAGTTTTGTACTGAGTTTTCTTTTGAACTGATACAAAAAGGGTAGGTTGATATTTTTCACGGGCAGTTATTCTTTCTCCGTTCTTAACTCCACGAACAAGAATACTATTTCCGTAACTAATTACATTCGTATAAAAATCCATAATAAAACTATTATACAACAGTAAAACGAAAATGTCAAGTTTTTTCTATCCGTTTAACTGTACGTTGGGAAGGATAATACCAGAACCAAATTTAGAATTCCACGCATCTCTAGCTTGATCAACTGGATCGGTTATGCAAATAACCCAATCCATTTTGACTGTTACATTATCATGTTTTGCAAAAGGAGGCCACGGGGCAAATCCTATTCCTTGTTCTGTGGGCATTAACTGGCAAGGATTGGATATAACAACATCATCATTTATAACTGTTACATCACCAATAATTTCCTCGCCAGACTTTAACTTTACTAGGCGAATATCACTCATCTTTCTTTTTACCAATATTATATTTTTGTTCAAGAATCCAATCGTTCTTTTCTCCAAACGATAATACCTTGATTTGACTTAATGGAGCTTTAGGTTCTGCATTACCTATTAAACCTACTAAACCCCAATCACTTAATAAACCAGCTATAGTATTTCTTCTTTCAATATCATTGTCTGTAAGGCTTGATTTTTTCCCATCTAATACAAATAATTCTTTAAAATGGACAATGTAATATTTGCCTTTCTTATGAAGTAAATGACATGACTGCCACAACTTCTTTTCTCTGCGAGATGCAACACCAATTCGTGATAAAGTTTCCCTGACTTTTAGAAAATCATCTGGTTCACTTAGGGAGACTTCTAACATATCATTTGATGTCCAATTTAAATCTTCAGTCATTTTCCACCCTTATTTAATTTGGTTTCCATATAGGATATATTCTCATCCGTAAGAACATTTAGCACTTCCTTTGCTCTCTGATCGCTATATCCAAAATATTCTTTAATAGTCTCTAAATTCTTAATTTTAGACGTTTTGAGCCAAGGAGCAAATCGTTTCCTTGCTCTTATACTATTTAGAAGAAAATGAAATTGAAGTTTGTCATCTAACCCATTGTAAATATTCATTTCATTTACTAATAGGATAGTGTCTGGAAAAGGATATACACAACGATTTACTACAAATGCAGGGTATTTTTTCTCCCACATTTCATCTTCTGTGTCCATTAAGGGTTCTTTAGACTGATTTATTGCTTTCAAATATTCTTTTAATTCATACATTAAGACCTACCATATTCTTTTATTGCTATTGCACCTACAAATGCATGATTTCTCCAAAATGGTTGTATAGTACTAAATCCTGCATAAGAAACCATATGTTCAACTTGTTTCCATGTAAATGGCTTCATCATATGTCTAAGGGTTCTTTCCTTATCCATTATATCTTCTGTACTGAATACTTTACGTTTATAATCATAATAATTAAAAGTAATCATATCTTGTACTAGAGCAGATTCACATATTGTTTTCTCTGCAAATATAAAAGCACCACCTTCATTTAGTCCAGTATAGATATTTCTTAATACATCCATTCTATCTTTTTTTGACATAAATTGCAAGGTAAAAATTGATGTTACAAGACTTGTTCCAGCCCAATCTCTATATTTTATAATATCTACTGGATGTTTAAATTCTACATCATAACCTTCTTTAACTAACTTTTTTTGTCTTTTTTCAAGGTCACTTTCAAAACCATCAGCAATTTCTACTCCTACCCATTTTGCAGTATTACAATGGTCAGCATTATGTCTTAACATTGCCTCTGTAACTTTACCAGTTGAACAACCAATATCTAATACAGTTGTATCATCTTCTATAAAATATCTAGATAGTGAAATAACATCTTGTAATAAATCACTATAACCCCTAATGGAATTATTAATGTGTTCGTCAAACCCTTCTTCCCGATGTGCAAATGTAAAATCAGCCATTATATTTCTCCAATATATTGTTATAAACGGCTTCTGCGATTGCTTTCATCATAAGTGGTGGCACCATTCTACCACACCTTTCAGCCTTTTGTGAATGTTTACCAGTAAGAATAAAATCATCTGGTAAACTTGTCATTCGTTTTAATTCTGCGATTGTAAATTTTCTAGGTTCACTCCAATGACAACCACCAGCTCCTGTTTCTGCAGCTCCTGTTGCTGTAAGTGTAGGTGCTGGTTTAAATCTGGAACATCTTTTAACATTAAAATGATGTCCTTTAGGATGATAATCCATTCCTGTTAAAACTTTCTTAGGGTCTTTAGGCATATTTGCAACTGTATCTTTATAGTGTGCAGATGCTGTCCATCTTTTTATAAGATAGTCTATTTCTTCTTGGTCATATTCCAAACCCTCAAATGCTTCTCCAAGAGAAATTTCTTCTTTACTTCCAACTGGAAATACTCCAGCAATATTTAAAAAAGTAAGTCCAATCGCACTAGTTACATCTTGTCTTACTGCAATGAAAATAACTCTGCGTCTTGTTTGAGGCACACCAAAATTTACAGAATTTAAAATTTGTGCGGAAACATCATATCCTATTTTTTCAAATTCTTTCATAATTTTATTAAAATATTCTTTAGCCTCTCCCATTGTCAAACCAGTTACATTTTCACCTACAATAACTTTAGGTTTAATATCTTTGGCAACTCGTAAAAATTCAAAAAATAAATCTTCTATATTTTCTACTTTTTTACCATCAGAATAATTTTTAGTTGATTTCCAACCATCAGAATGTTTGCCTGATACTCTATATTCTTGTTCGTTTCCAAATAAATCTATTACAGTTTCTTGAACTTTATTATGAGATACAGAACCAGCCATTGAAAACGCTGAACATGGTGGTGAACCATCTAAAATATCTAACTCTCCTTCTTTAATTCCTGCAATATCAAGAAAATCTTTTCCTGTTAATTTTTTAATATCATCTGGCATAATAGGTGTTTCTGGAAAATTTTGATGATAGGTATTTCTAGCCTCCTCTACAAATTCATTAATACAAAGAATCTTACCCCCTGCTAAACGATAACCAGTAGAAGAACCACCCCCACCAGCAAATGTGGAAATAACATTAAATTTATTTTGAGATGATGCTTTATTAACATCTTCTAAATTATATGGTACATATTTCATAAAAACCTTTCTAAATTTGTTGTTGGTGGATTTTTCCAATCCCTATAAACATCCAACATTCTATTTCTATTTTTAAAATTTATCTTTCTATTATTTAGCAATGTTTCAAACAGTACATTTACACCAGATTCTAATTGTAAATTCAAATGTTTTTTAACATCCTTATCTATATTAAATGCTGTTCGTACATGATGCTTTTGATATGGCTCGTTCAATTCGTACCAATCCATACTATAAAAATAATCTCTAACCTTTTTAGTTAGGTATGGAGTAACAAATATTTTATTATATTTGTCTGATATTTTTTTATGCCACAAATATCCTGCTTGGTTTTCTGGTAAAAAATAATTATCTCTAAACTCATCAAACTTTTCTTTAGTGTGTTTATAATTGATAAGTGCTTTTTTACTGACTCCAAAATATCCATCTGCGGCCCATCCAGACAATACATACTTTTCTTTTATCTCTGGATAAACATACATAAATGGATATACACACTCATAATGGGTCTTTTTCTTACAACCCAATTCTACTAATTTATACCAATCTTCCTCTAATTTTGAAGTGTCAATTTTAACACCAGTAAATTCCCAATTATAATTTTTACACATATTATGTGCTTTATTATAATCATAACTTTTATAATCATCAAGATAAAAAGAATATGCATGGATATTTTTTCCAATTCTATCAGCAGCTAGTGCAACAGAAATACTATCTACTCCACCAGATAATAAAACAGCAACATCATTATCTGGAACACTATTACTAATATCTTCACATATCAACTTATCAATCATACTATTTAAATTTTGCACTAGTCATTATCTCTACTAAACAAGCCATCAAATTAATCTCTTGGTCTGCAACAAACGCAGACTTGTACTGATACTCTGCAATATGCAGAATTATTTGTGGTATCGTACTAGGTTCTGCTGTTAGATATAAATGGTCATATATCTTACGAAAGATTTTCTGAGGGTCATTGTCCATATTGTCCACAACCCATTTACGAACACCCTTGAAGTTTTTAGACTTCAGACATTCTATTAACTCTTTCATATTTGCATCATTTATATTTAGCAAGATTCCAGAGTCAATATTTCCAGAAACCGAATATCTTTGTAACTCATTTAAAACCCTACGGAAATCTGGTAGGTGTTTCATAATAAGCTCTGCAACTACTTTTTCCTCATAATTTATATTATTTTCTGTTAGAATAGATATACACCTATTCATAAAATCAGATGCAAGTTTTTGTTTATCAGAATCTTTAATTTGATAATCAATAACTGCACACCTAGAATGAATAGGCTCAATAATTCTATTTTTGAAATTACAAGTGAAGATAAAAGAACAATTTGAGGAAAATCGTTCTATAAAACCCCTCATTGCTGGTTGTACTGAATCAGGCGTCATATAATCAGCCTCATCCATAATAACCACTTTTCTTCCACCAGACATGGAAACGGAACTACAGTATTGTGTAAGTTTATTACGAAGCGTTTCAATCAATCGG